TTATTTTAATAGTATTAATGCGCAAATAATATAAAATTATAGTGTGATGTGCATTTATAATTGAACAGTTAATAAATAAAATAAATGAGTAGTGCAGCTTCCATATCTGCAGCGAAAAAACGTCGTGCCAATCAAGTGCAACCACCCATGACAACGCAGCAACCACAACAGCCGATGCAAAGACCAATGACCGCTCCTCCTTCTTTAGCAAACTTGACTCCGGTTCAACGCCAACAAATGATGCAGCAGCAGCAGCAGCGCATGCAGCAGCAGCAACCACAGCAGAAGCAGCAGCAGCAACCTCAGCAGCAGCAGCGCATGCAGCCACAGCAGCAATCACAGCAGCAGCAATCACAGCAGCAGCAATCGCAGCAGCAATCACAGCAGCAAGTGAACCGAAAGCAACCACAATTGCCAGGAAAAACTCAACCAAATCAGAAAGCAGGGTTAACTTGGCCCGTGCCCCCCATTTATCTCATGAAGCAGATGGACACCATGTTGTTTCAGCAGAGTCAAACCATGGACGACATTAAGAACAGATTGAATTGCATTGAATCCGGATCTATTTCCGAGTCTGGCTTGTCTAGTTTTTCCGAATCTGAATTGGATTTAGATCAAATTAAGCCCGCCCTCATGGCCGACTCCGAATTTGTATCTGGCATTGTGGACAACATCATGAACAATTCCAACCTGTCTGAAATCATTGAACAGATTGATGCTGTGCAAACCGAAAACCGGGAACTGCGCGACCTGCTTCATGCTCAACAAAAGACCATCAATGAAATGAACATCATGTTGCTGAAACTGTTTAGCCAAAGTCTAAATCAACCCGCCGCATTCGCACCTGCACCAAAATCAAAATCATCCGCCGCCACAGTGGTGGTTCAAGATTTAACTGCAGGTGAACCGCCATGCGAGATGGAGAATGGCACCCCAGAGGATGATGTGGATGCATGTGACGTAACCGGCGTTGATGACGAGGACCATATTCAGTTGGATGTAGTGGAACCTCCTCCTTCTAATATGCAAATAGTGGATTAAATAAATGTATAATCGCGGCTCGTATTATTTATATGAAATTATTGTAGCATATAAATAAGCATAAGTATTTAAAAATTAATTTACATTAATTGTTAGTAATAAATTTGCATCAACCCAATAAAATCATCTTCAAATGCAATCAGTGTTTGCCGTGCTAATTTTTTGCGTAATTTTGTTCCTGTATTTGCATATTTATTTCCACATGAAAACCAGCAATGACCTGGAGGTGTATGAAATAGATCAGCCGTCCAAAGACAAATTGGAAGAGGTGTGCGATTTGCGGCAGCCCGTGCTGTTTGATTACGCGAACGAGCGGCTAATGGAATCGTGCAACTTGAATGCGATGAGATCCGCATACGGCGCATTTGACGTGCGCCTTCGCAACGTGAAAGACACTGCAGATGAAGCCGATGCAACCGAGTTGTATGTGCCGCTCACGCTGCACACCGTGGCAGAGTCGTTTCGCAGTGACAAAGAATCGCGTTACATCAGCGAAAACAACGGCGACTTCCTGGAAGAAACGGGTCTGATCAAAACGTTCAAATACAACGACGCATTTTTGCGGCCACCAATGGTGAGCAAATGCATGTATGACGTCGTGTGCGCAGCTCCCGGAACCACAACGCCATTGCGATACGAGCTGAATTATCGCAACTATTATTTGGTGACGCAGGGCAGCGTAAAAATGCGGCTGATTGCTCCGCATGCCAACAAGTACCTTTACCCCGTGGACGACTATGATAATTTTGAGTTTCGGTCACCGGTGAATCCGTGGCGAATACAGGCCGAGTACCGTGCCGATTTTGACAAAATTAAGACGATGGACGTGGAACTGCGTGCTGGACAAATCATTTACATACCCGCATATTGGTGGTGCAGCATGCAGTTTCCTGAATCCGCAGGATTAACCACCATCTGCGGGTTCAAGTACCGCACCTACATGAACACGGTTAGCATATTGGACAAGCTGTGCATGTGGTTGCTGCAGCAACAAAATGTGAAGCGCGACATCATTGAAAAAAAAATAACAGCATCCACGGCGCCCGCAGTTGCAGCCACTCCCGATTTAATTTCTGCTGACGGTGGTGCTAACATTGGTGCCGCCAGCGCGGGGGATGATGCCACTGTCATTGGCGGCAGCTAAAAACTCGGCAGCAGTAATGCGTTCTTCGGCTGGGCACAGGGCGCGCCGAAACAATTCGCGCATTGGTTCATCCTGAATTTTATCAAAATATGCGGGATTAATGTGTCCGTTTGTGCCAACATCAAAAAAATCGCACGGGTAGTCTTTCGGATATGCAGTTGATTTGCGCAACACAATCATCGTAAAAAATATTAACGCAAACGACCACACGTCATGGTGCTTTTGATTTTTCGTCCAAGTGTAAGTGTCCGTGTCAATTTTCGGGTTGAACCCGTTGCCAGTTTCAGGGGCGCAAAACGGCTTGGTTCCTCCAGTTCCGTCGCCCTCTCCCGGAATGCCTGACATTCCGAAATCAATCAAATAAAGCGACAGCGACGGCATTTGTGGTTGTGCCTGTGCCTGTGCCTGTGCTTGTGACTGCAGTAGTTCTGACTCCGATTCCGAATCAGAAGAACTGGAACTGGAAGAACTACTAGAATCGGCGTATTCATAAATTGTTTGAATCAGCGTGTTTCCTGGCTTGATATCCCCGTGCACGATGCCCAATGCGTGCAAATGAGCCAGTGCTTCGGCCATCTGAATGCACAGCCGCATGATTTGCTCATTCGGGGGAGGCACAATTGCAGATTTAAACCAGGTGTCCAATGTTTGAGAATGAAACACGATGGGTTGAATGCTGTATGAAATATGGTGAAACATGGTGCGCTCCTTGGGCGGTATATTGCGAACATTGTTCAATTGCACGCAGATGGGCAGAACCATGTGGCGCAGGGAATCAATTCCGCCAACATTCGCTTTTGGATCGTTCGCATATTTCATCATTTGGGACACCACGAAATATTCTGATGTTATTTGTGCATTGTCAAATGCGTGCTCCACTCGCACCATGAAATCATTGACGCGGAACATGCCGATCATGGCGCGCAATCGCCGATACATGCTGAACATTTGTGGATGATCGTGAATGTCCACATCCGACACATCAATTTTAAGTTCTGGACAGCGTTTTATTTTGCCAATGTAGTTCGGAATTTCTTCTTTGCACAATGTGTATGTTCTAAGTGTGATTTTTCTGCAGTCCGAGAAAAAATACAGCTGCTGAATCATTGCTATCAACGGTTTAATGTCGTCTTTTGCCGCCATCTTCCATTTATTAATGACGTCCATTTGATTTTCATATTCAAATTTGGGCACAGGTGCGACAATGGCCACAGGTGCGACAACGGCCACAGGTGCAACAATGGCCACTGGATCACCATCATTTATGGAATCAATGTCTATTGTTTTTATTATTTGATCTGGATCTATGGTCAAATCAGTGTTTGCACATGGGATATCCATTATATTTTTAATAATTGTTTGAACAAATCTAAACATACATGCACTGTAATGGTATTTTAATAATTAAATTTAGGTTTATATTGTTTATTTTGTATAAAAAATATAAACACAATGCATGCTTACAGATAAGATAATCAGATGCAAACAAATGCAAACAAAGCACTGGACCTAAATGCGCTTGAAAAAGCGCTGGAGAACGAAAATAATACGGTTGTTGCAAATCTAAACACGCGCAAAATCGGCGCAGAAAAAATGCGCCAGCTGATGCAACTGGGACTCAACCAATCGGTGACTGCTGACTACATTTACAAATTGAGAGATTATCGGCATGTGGATGATTTAAACGGGCTCACGCACGGTGCGTATATCCGCTGGATTGATTTGAAAAATCCGGAACGCCTGTGCCTTGCGCGAGGGGCCATCATTTGCGACATTAAAATCGGGCAAAAAGGGGTGCACCTGCTGTGTAAAACGCACCCCAATCCCGCCATGTTTCATGTCGTCATGGACGAGGTCGTCGTGTTTCAGCGCATGAGCCAGCAAGAGCGCGTGATTCTCACCGCGATGGATTATTTAGAAGATGCGCATTCGGATGACGACGAGTCTTTGGACACCAGTTCATCTTCCGACGATGCATGATGATGACGACGATGATGCAACTCATGTGAATGTTTTAGCGCATCATATTCCTGCCGAGTCATTGTGACGAAATCATCGGTGCAATCATCACCGCCATCACTCATGGCCTCGTCTGGTTTTGGGGGTTGAGTTTTGTATGTCACAAGATAGACAATGCCGTTATAAGTTTTTCCCAAACACCATGTGCCGACTTTGAATGCTAAAGTAAGCGCCAGATCCGCAATGAAGAAAAGCACCATGGTTATGGGTTATTGCAGGATCATATTATTTGGCAAATATAATATTTTTGCGGGTTTTGGTCAGCAGGTGCATTTGTCGTCTTCGTCCGGTGGCTCCTTTGCGAGGGTGCAGCTGTGCGCGACCCTTGCACGACATGTCAAAGTATTTTAATCCTTTTTTCTCAAACACGCTGGCAGTGCAAAGTGCAATCGCATTTTGAGTGCCCACTTTTCTCTCCACCGCCTTGATGCATTTGCACAACTTGGTTGCTAAAATATCTTCCGCCTTTCGTTTTAGCTCATTGTTGCTTAAATTTGCAATTGGAATGTTGTAATACGAGAGAATTTTCTCGTAATCCGATTTTGTCATGGCCATACCGTGAGAGGGGGCGTTCATATTTTAATTGGGTGAATTATTGAAGTATTGACGTATTACTTATAACCCTAAACTTTAAAACCGGTGGTCCTATTAAATGATGATAAAAAAAGATTTTTCACACAAATAAACATGTAATTTTAAATATTGAAGTATTATAGCTTAAATTTACATTTAGTAATTTAATACATTTAGTGCACGCACAATGACCTCAGTGTCTTCGTCGCCTGCTTTATCCACTTCTACTTCCATCGTCGTCCCCAATAAAAAAATAGTGGTGCTTGACGTGGATGAAACCATCGGATACTTTGTGGAACTGGGCATTTTTTGCGATGCTCTCACCGCAACGGCGTGGAACAACGACACGACGGCTCAATACGCGCACTTCAACCGTTTGATGGATGCATTCCCCGAATTCCTGCGACCGAATATTCTGGACCTGTTGCGGTTTTTGAAATTGAAAAAAGAGTCCAACGAGTGCTGCGGGGTCATGGTTTACACCAACAACAGCGGCCCACGCGCGTGGGTGGAACACATCATCAAATACATGGAATCCAAACTGGGCGCGCAGCTGTTTGACCAAATCGTGGCGGCGTTCAAAATAAACGGGAAAATCATAGAGATGGGCCGCACCACACACGACAAAACGTATGAAGATTTGCTGCGGTGCACTAAGTTGCCGTCTAACGTGGAGGTGTGCTTCTTGGACGATCAAATGCACTCGCAAATGGAGCACGGGCAGGTGTATTACATCAATGTGAAACCCTACGTGCATCAGCTGAGCGTGCAAACCTTAATACATCGGTTCATGCAATCGCCCGTTCTGCGTTCCACTATAAACATGGGAACCGGTGCCGATTTCCGGCAAGACATTGCGAAATTCATGCAGCGGTTTCAGGCTGCGCACGTTCCAAAAGACCCAATGGAACAAGAAATTGACCGAATTATCAGCAAAAAAATCATGGAACATTTGAATGAGTTTTTCAAAGGCACAAAAACGCAAAAAAATGTTTTGTCCCAAATTCAAATGAATCCGAATACATTGAAAATAAAACGCAATAATCACATTTCAAAAACAAGAACATTGAAACGGAATCCAACATAATCAATTAAATACGCAATTAATATAATTTATTTAGCACAAATTTATTTTTTTTTATTAGTATATGTTATAACATCCATCAACCATCAACAATGTTCAACTTTTCCAGCATCATCTATCTTGTTTTCCTGTTCTACGTGCTCACTCCCAATGTGCTGCTGCGCATCCCTCCCAACGGCTCCAAGCACGTGGTTGCACTTGTGCACGCCGTTGTCTTCGCTCTCGTGTATTACTACACATCGGGCTACGTGATCGGAATGCTCGGCTCGCTTTAATTGCGCACCCCACCCCTTCTTTTTGTCATTTCATAAAATGACAAAACAAATTATTCATTATTCTAAACTTTAATTCGGGTGTCCAAATACTCCACTTCAATTTCATAATCCGTGGTCAAATTACCCCAATCCACCCACTGCCATTCAAATAAGTTCCCATTCTCATGGTCTTGTTCAATGAAAAACGCTTGGTAATTCTCAATTGGGGTCATCAATGCCTCATTGCTTTTCGGCTTGTTTACTGAGTAATGTCGCTCCCAATTATACTTTCTTATATCGGGACATTCATAAGATGTAGTGATTGGCTGCATAATGTTGACGACATATTGAATTGCTGCGTCACCTGTCAATCCACGGCGTTGTGCATCCGCAAGATGATTCAGCATCATGCGAATGCCAGCCGGTTTAAAAGACACAATGTGCAGTCCTTCCATGGTTGAAATCAAAGAAAACTTGTATGATGGCCTTTCGGTTAGATACAACGCTACAAATGTGTACACATATGAAAGCAAATCGGGACTTGAAGGTGGTCCAATGATTGACTTAGTTCTTTCATACATTACAAATGGATGAGTGTGAAATGTGGCTGCACTAATCGCGGCCTGCACCGAATGCTGTTCTCCCACTGCGTAATCAATACGCCTTACTCCATCGGTCTCAATTGTTTTTAAAGACATTACATCATGTCCCATGTCAGTTTCAGAATTGTAAACTGATTTAATGACCGTAAGTGTGCCAGATGTTTCACGTTGACCTGCGCGATTGCCCAGTCCAAGCACCGCCTTTTGTTCATTGAAAACAATGAATGGAAATAAATGCAATGATAAAATGCATGACCGATCAAAACTGAACGTGTATTTCAACTCGCGGGTCCTACCGTTTGCTTTCCATTGACTCATTAAATTCATTACTTCACTAAAATTATTCAGGGACGTGATTTGATCGTTCACATAATTATGCATCGGCCTAGTCAATTGCACAAATGAAAACCCCATGCGAGTTATTCCATCTACGTCTATGTTAGTAATAATCGGATTTGAAAATCCCTCAACTGTGTATATTTTTGCAACTTTTGAAAAATGTTCATTGTCCACATCTATTCCCAACCATAGAGTGGCGACACGTTGATTAAATGGTGGGGGTAAAAATGATGTGGCAGTCAACAATGCATTAAACATTGCAGTTCCAATTGAACCAAAATCTTCATCTCTTGCCCTTGGCCTGGAAGAGACTCCAGTCGGAATTATTGTGTGCTTGCAAAAGTTGTATATTGCTAAATAAGGTGGGTGATGTTTAATTTTCGCATGTCCTAAAACATGGTCGTTTAAAAAGGTTACATCATTAAATGATGCAGTATGGAGGGCTGCATGGTGAGCGGCATCCCAATACATGAATAATATACAAATTTCACTGTCTGATAACAAAAATGGATGACTTGACGCAGCAGCCTGAGTCGGCATATTGGCCAAACCAGCTGAAGTTGCATGTTGGTTGCATGCATTTGTTTGCATGTTAATGTATGTATTTAACCGTGGCGAACTTTGCAAATCTGCGTAAGTTATGAAAAAATACACTACTGGAAAATCATAATATGGCACTTCGTTTATGATGGGTGACAATGGTGGAACTGGCGATCCTTCTTCCATTGGTGCAGGTGCAGGTGCACCATCAATTGGCGCTACTGGATTAGACCCGGCAGCTTCAGATGCAGAAGCAAATGGCGAGGCCGCTGCTGCCACCGGTCGTGATTGTTTTCTTCTAGAACCCATCACGGGTTTGTCTCTCGCAGTAAACCCTCTGCCTTTATCAACCGACGACATAATATTATGTTGCACTTATATGGTAACATCATATTATTTTTTGAATAATTCATTTTATTAGGGTTATTCCACGTTTTTAATTTCAGTGCGCGTTGAATTGTTGAATGTTTGGTTTGCTAAATGAAAGCAGTCGGGATTCATGGGTGCAAACTTCTCTGTTTTGAACAGCAGCGGATGCGTTTGCTGAATTTGCCGAGAGTCAATGCGCACATTGTAGAGATCGCTCTTGGATGACGGCACGTATTCGGATTGCTCGCACCTTTGCAGCGCGAAAAACTGGTTGCGCAGTGTGGATTCCACATTGACCGCCGTGGCATAGCCCGACCACGGGGCAACTGCGCTTCCCGGGTTGAACACCTGCGCCGGGTTGTACACCGGATAGTTGGAGAGGGGCACGGTCGTGGGTTTGCGCTGGTCCAGAATGGGCATGATCGTGTATTTGGAAAGCACCGGGCGCGCGCCTAGTTGCGGTTGCAGCGGCGCCGACGGAATGTTGCGATCACGCATGCGACGACTCAGCTCTTCGGTGCGCTCCTGCTGGCAATACGCCACCCCGTTGGGCACGCCGTAAAATGGTTCCTGGAATGGCATGGACATGTTTTTGTAGTTGGCTGTATTGTATTCTGCAAATATAATATTTATATATTTTTGAACATCATTTAAAGAGTGTGAGATATAATTTATCACATTATTCATCATGTGCGGTATCTTCTATTATGAAATGATCGGCCTTGAGCGTATTCCCATGCACAAGCTGAAAACGTTGCAAACTAATTTTGCTAAAATCTCTCATCGCGGTCCAGACAACAGCCGGTTTGTGGTGAATGGCCAGCGTTGCATCGGGTTTCATCGTCTGGCCATCAACGGACTGGAATCCACGGGTGACCAGCCCTTTTTTTTGATGGGATGCGAGCTCATTTGCAACGGCGAGATTTACAACCACCGGCAACTTGTTCAAAAGCACGGATTCTCGGATGCTTACGTTAGCGGGTCGGATTGTGAAGTGATCATTCATTTGTACCGCATGTTGAATGGCGACATGCAGGCCACACTGCGGGAGTTGGACGGCGTGTTTTCTCTGGTGCTCATTGACCGAGACAGAGACATCGTGCACATTGCGCGCGACCCGGTTGGCGTGCGGTCGCTCTACATCGGCACTTCCAGCGACTACGAGTGCGACATCTCGGTCGCGAGCGAAATGAAGGCGCTGCAGCACTGCGGCCACGTGGAACAGTTTCCGGGTGGGTGCTTCATGACGGCGTCTAAAGTTCAAAACAAGTTTGAAACCAAGCTGCAACCGTATTACCCGGACCTTTGGTTGGACGAGACCCGAGATGTGCCTTACGTGTACAACTTTGGCACGTATGCGCCGGACAATGTGATTGCGAATGCGGATCTGGAATTGAGCGCGTGCGCGCAGATGCGCAACCTGTTTGAAGTGGCGGTTTGCAAGCGGCTGATGAGCGAACGGCCCGTGGGCTGCCTGCTATCCGGCGGTCTGGACAGCTCGGTAACAACTGCTTTAGTGGTGAAGCACATGGCACAACAAGCGCATCAATCGCAGCAATCGCAACAATCGCAAGCGCAAGCGCCAAGGATAGTGGACACGTATGCCGTCGGCCTAGAGGGATCTGTGGATCTGAAATGGGCGCGCCGGGTGGCGGAGCATCTCGGCACGCGGCATCATGAGGTGTGCCTGACCGAGCAGCAGTTTTTGGATGCCATTGACGCCACCATTTATCAGATTGAGAGCTATGACACCACCACCGTGCGCGCGTCGGTCGGCAACTACCTGGTCAGTAAATACATTTACAAAAACACGGACAACGTCGTCATATTCTGTGGCGACATGAGCGACGAGATTTTCGGGTCGTATCGCGGGTTCACAAAGGCGCCCAGCGACCACGCGTTTGGGGGCGAGAATGTGCGCATGGTGCGCGACGTGCGCTTCTTTGACCTGCTGCGGTCGGACAAGAGCATCAGCGGGGCGGGATTGGAAGCGCGCGTGCCCTTTGCCGACAAGGCGTTTCTGGAGTTCGTAATGAGCCTGCCGCCGTGGATGAAGCGGTTTGGCGATGGCGCAAATTATGCCATGGAGAAACACCTGTTTCGCAAAGCGTTTGACGGGCTGCTGCCGGATGACGTGCTGTGGCGGCGCAAGGAGGCGTTCAGCGACGGCGTGAGCGGACACGATCGCACCTGGGTGCAAATCATCAAAGAATACGTTGACACGCGCGTCAGCCACACAGAATTTAGTGTTGCAAACGACTTACATAAATTTAATCACAATGCGCCGTACGACAAGGAGAGTTATTATTACAGGAGCGTGTTTGATCGGTGTTTTCCTGGAAAGGGGCGTGCCGAGACCATTCCGTATTTTTGGAGACACCCGTTCTGCGAGGGCACATTGGATCCTTCAGCCCGGTTATTAAAGGACGTTTACGCATCTGAAGAGCAACAATAAACCGACTGCGCGCAATGCATTTTTTATTTATATTGTGAATGTAATATAAGTAAAAATAAAATCAAACAATGCCCACCAAGAGAACGGGCATCATGCCTTTACAGAAAAATTTCACTGCAGTGGGAGGGGTTGGCGCCAGGAACATTGCAATGCAAAATAAAATATCAAGACAAGCACCGCGCGTCTCAGGAACCATGAATATGGTTGCAGCTGCACCACCGCCAGCACCAGGACCCGCAACAGGCCCATTAAACAATTTATTTAACATATCCACTTTTGGCAAGACAATTGATGGTGAAAAATTAGAACCAGCACACTTGACGGCATTGATTGCGGCATCGGTTAGATGGAATAATTTTTTATCATTTCATCCTGAGCTTTTAAATGCGATAAAAAAGCATAAACCTGACTGGAAAGGATTAGAACTACTTGAAATTGTTTATGAACACATAGGAGGGATTGCAGCGGCAGGTGTCATATTTGTTAAAGAATACTTTTTTTTTAACACTAAAATTCCTTATGGTTTTAGACTAACCATAAATAACGCATTGTTGAAAGGTGGATTTGTGGATACGACTACGAACATACGTTACCCCTTCACACAAAAACACCTACAAGATGTTTTAGCACACGAACTTGGACACGCGCTTGGATTGGTCAACACCATCACACCTGATGACATATACACTATTCCGTCTACAACATTCACTGATAAAAATGGAAACCCGGGAACATATTATACACCACAATACAAATGCATCATTGGTGGTCAATTCGGACAATTTCCATTGACATATAAAGAATATCGTGATCTGATTAATTCAGCAATATCAAGTGACAAATTGTTGTCGCTAAGTCCATATATCATGTTAGATGATAGGGGGACACATTGGCAGCAAAAAATGGTTTCTCAAACAATGCATTTATGGGACCCGGTCAAAAAAGAGTACCCGTATACATCGAATTTAATTTATTATGGAAATTTTATTAATGAACTCATGGCTACAAGATACAACCCATTGTATGAAAGAGACCATTTAATTTCCAATATAAGTTTGAAATATTTAACAGAAATTCATGTGGATGGATGGCTCGAATACAATGAAAAACGTCCGGGATCAAGTGAAGTGGCAAGCAAGATAAAGATAGAACTCGCGAATTCATCAAAGAAACACCCAAATTTCACGTATGTTTTAATTGGCACTGCGGGTTCCATTGTGTTGAAACCAAAAGATATAAATAGAGTTCCCATGATTTCAGTTGAAAAATCATTGTCGTATGATGCAGCAACCGATGCATTCATTGATGCGACTGATGCGACGACGAACAATCCAACATACAAGGTTGTTTATCCGGAAGGGTACGCCGGCGAACGCAACGATGATGAAATCATGCAAATTGTTGCCAACCATGAAAGGATGATGAATGACCCCGCATTTTTTGAATTCAAGTGCTGTCATTGAGAGAAATTGTTGCGCTAAAATGCACCACATTTGCATATTTGCACATAATATGCAATTCATTTATTATAATTATTGTGAAAAATAAAACAAAATGAACCTGAATCTGGACCAAGTTGACCACGTGACGCTGGATCTCATGGTGAACCAGCCACAGTATGAGCGGTACCTGCGAAATAAAGAGGCCGACTTGAGCGGGAAATACGAAAAAGCCAAACGCTTCTACAAAAAACGGATCATGGAAATGACGCGTGACTTACTGAAGGGCGAAACGGTGAACGACATTTTCGTGATCCAGTCATTCGAGGCGTTTGCCAAGTCATGCATCACGTATTTTAGGAACAAGGATAAAAATGATACGCTGCAGGAGGAGTACATGGCCGAGTGCGTTGCCGTGGGGTATCTGCCGCCCATCGTGGAAACTGAACCCGGATCGGCGAATGAGGACAATGAGGACGATGACGGCGACGGCGACTCCATTCAAGATGCGCAGTTGGCTGATTCATCCAAACGAAAGCTGGAGATAATGATGTCGTTTGATAAGCACAAGTCGCAGACGCCCACGCTGGACACGTATGTCATCAAGACGACGCCGACGACCACGTCAACCGGCAGCAATCATGCCATGTCCATTCCTCCTCAGCTGAAAGAAGTCAATTTGGATGACCCCAAATTTAAAACCAAGGACATTAAGCCCAAACCAATCAAATCCAAAAACGATTCTAAATGATTGCATGAAATAAATTATTTACATAATGTAATTAAGTTATTCAATTGTGGAATGAAAATCAGGCGCGGCACAAAATACAAAAGCCGAAAATACAAAGGTGGAAAAAATAAAAGCCGCAAAACCGGGCGAACCAATGCATTAAAGGAGTTTGAACGGCTGAAGTGCGGCCCCGTGCAAGAGAATTATTTCACATGCTACGATAATGATACGCTGCACAAATTAAGAGATGGCTGGAATGCGCGCCACCCCGACGCGCGCATTGAAACGAACGATCCGAAGGAAATTTGGACCGCGCTGAAGCAGCGATTAAGTCAGTCATGTCGCAACGAGGCGTGCTGGATGAAGCAGATCATGGGGTCAAGTTCATCGTTGGTCGCCGACGACACGTTTGCGCCCGAGGCCCCGAAGTCGTGGATCCGCGATCCGGACGAGTGGTTGAGCAGCGAAGAGATTGAGAACGTGATGAAACAGTACGAGGACAAGTTTCCAGCGTTTGAGTTTCTGGGGCCGTCGCCGAGCGATTACAGCGCACCCAAGGTGGCGGGCGTGTGCGTGTGGGAGGAGCTGTGCAACTTCAGCTTGAAGAAATACGTGGATTCGGGCACGCACAAAATCGGCGTCATTTTCAATACGGACCCGCACACGGAAGACGGGTCGCACTGGGTGTCGCTGTTCATCAACGTTGAGGCGAATGCGAATGCTAATAATAACTACATCTTCTTTTTTGACAGCACGGGCGACCGCCCGCAAAAAGAGATTCGCGAGTTCATCAAAACGGTGACGCAGCAGGGACGCGCCCTGGGCATCCGATTTAAATATTATGAAAACCGGAAGCAGCACCAAAAACGCAACACGGAGTGCGGCATGTATGCGCTATTCATGATCGTGAATTTGATTGAAGGCACGCGCACACCCGAAGAGTTCATGCAGGGCGACCGCATCCCCGACAGTCACATGATTGAATTCCGCAAAGAGTATTTCAACCGGGGTGGCAGCATTTAGAGGCCAGTGAATCCAAATGGAGGTGGGTGCTTTAAATTTAAATTTAAATTCAAATTCAGATTTAAATTTAGATTTTATATCAAAAAATGCTTAAATGCATGATTGCAAACAAATATATATTTTAACAATCCACAATTGATTCAATGTCGTCGTCCAAAACTTTATGTTTGAACATGATTGTCAAAAACGAGTCGCACATCATTCGGAACACACTGGAAATGCTGTGTTCCAAGATACGGTTTGATTACTGGGTGATTTGCGACACGGGGTCCACGGATGACACCCGAGAGATAATCAGCGAATTCTTTTCGACGAAGAATATTAAAGGCGAATTGTATTGCGATGAATGGGTGAACTTTGCGCACAACCGCACCCTTGCGCTGGAGCGCGCATTCAACAAAACCGATTTGTTGCTCGTGTTTGACGCGGACGATGAACTCCACGGCACCATCTGCATTCCGAATGAAGTGCTGTTTGACGAGTACCACTTCAAATTCGGCATGCCCAAATCTGGCACGAATTACACGCGAACCCTGCTCATAAACAACCGCAAGAGGTTCAAATACTTTTCAGTGTTGCACGAGTTCATCAGTTGCCAGGAACCGTCGCAGAATGAGCAGAATCGCCTGTGTGTGCTGGAAGGTGACTACTATGTGGTTTCTGGGCGCAGCGGGTCGCGCAATTTGGACCCCGACAAGTACTTGAAGGACGCGAACATTTTAGCTTTGGCGCATGCAGAAGCGCTGGCCCGGGGGGATGATTTGCACAAGCGCTACGCATTTTATTGCGCCAATAGCTATCGCGACTGCGGGAAGCACGAGGATGCCATTCGGTGGTATAAAATCACGTTGTCGCAGGACAACTGGGCGCAGGAGAAATATGTGTCATGTCTATATATTTATGAATGCTACCAGACGCTGAACCAAAAAGAGCTCGGGTTTTATTATTTGGTTAAAGCGTTTGCATACGACCCGGAGCGAGTGGAGTGTTTTTATCCACTGCTGGTGCATTACTGCTGCGAGGGCATGAACGAATTGGCGTACAACTATTACCGCATGGTCCGAATGGATCCAATTAACCATGCCGGAAAACTTTTTGTGCAGATGGATATTGCCAATTTCTTTGTGCCATATTACATGATCATTGTTGCGGATCGGCTGGGAGATCGCGAATGCGGCATTCGCATGTATGAAACAATATTCACGCAGAAACAGCACACACACAGCGTGTGGCACTTGCGAAATTTGATATTCAACCTGCGTTTTTTCATAGGGCATGTAAAACCGGAGGCATTGGATGCATTTACGGCGCTTGCCAATTCTTATGTGCAGTTTCTCGTTAACAATGACGTTCCAGTCAGCACATTTGATGAGCTGCCAAGCACAATGAAACCCCAATCCAAGCATAAATTGCCTTATTCCATTCAAACAAAATTAAAATGTAAGAACAGTCGGAACATACTGTTTTACGCGGGATACGGCAATTTGTATTGGAATTATAGCCACATGAAACACGGCGCGTTGGGGGGATCCGAAAAAGCGGTTGCGTACCTGTCCAAGGAATTGGGGCTATTATTGGGGGAAAATGCAGAGGGTCCCTACACAATCTATGTTGCAGGTAATGTGCGGGCCGAAGAGTTGCCCGAATACAATGTGAAATACGTCGGGTTGGGCGACCTGCCCGACCTGTTGAGCAAAACCGAATTTCATACGGTCATATGTTCGCGCTACATTTCATTTTTGGAGGTCTACGGCGCTGCATGTTCGTTTTATCAGTTCTACATATGGGCGCACGACACCCGATTATTGGCATATGGATGCGACTTGAGCGATGTTGTCATTCTGGAAAAATGGTCGGATCACATTAACGGGTGCATGTGTCAAACGCAGTGGCACGCTACCCAGTATGCGGCCATGTATCCCGTGTTAAAATCCAAAATATCCATCATAAACAACGGCCTTGACCTAGTGCTGTTCCCCCAACATTCATGCAACCAAAAGCAGCCCAACAAATTCATATACACGTCGCGCACGGAACGTGGGCTGGCCCGAATTTTAGAACTGTGGCCTCAAATTATGGCGGCGCTGCCGGATGCCACCCTCGCCATCTCAACCTACGAGGTGTTTCCGTGCAACGATGACGAACGGCGCATTCAGGCCCGCATTGAATCTCTCAACCGAGAGTTCCCATCGGATGCGGATGATAAGCAGCGCATTCAGCACCTGGGCCAACTAAATCCGACGCAGCTGTATTTGGAAATGAGCACGGCGGAGTACTGGTTGTATCCCACTGACTGGCCCGAGACATCCTGCATAACCGCGATGGAAATGCTGATGTCCGAAGTTATCTGCCTGTACTACCCAGTGGCGGGACTCACGAACACGATGGGCGGGTGCGGCATTCAAGTTTTCAATGGATCA